CTTCCTTGCGCTCTTTGCCGCCGAAAGGTGGGTTCGCCAAGATAATGTCGAAGCGGTCTTTCTCTTGTACGTCCGCCAAATTTTCGGCGAGCGTGTTGGTGTGAATGATGTTTGGCGCTTCAATGCCGTGCAGGATCATGTTCATGATCGCAATCACATAGGCGAGCGACTTCTTTTCCTTGCCGTACAGGGTGCGCTCTTGCAGCATGCGGTCTTGCGCAGTGGTCCGCTTAGGGTTTTGCGCTTTGAGGTAATCGAATGATTCACACAAAAAACCTGCCGAGCCGACCGCCGGATCGCAGATGGTCTCGCCTAACTTTGGTGCTGTGACGGCAACGATGGCGCGAATGAGCGGGCGCGGCGTGTAGTACTCACCACCGTTGCGCCCCGCGTTACCCATGTTTTTGATCTTCGCTTCGTAGAGATGCGAGAGCTCGTGCTTCTCGGTCTGCGACGCAAAACGTAGCTCGTCGATATGGTCGATGATCTCGCGCAGGTTGTAGCCGCTCTGGATGCGGTTCTTTATCTCACCAAAGATTTCACCGATCTTGTATTCGATGGTGTTCGGGCCGGTGGCCTTTTGCTTGAAGCTGTGCAGGTAGGGAAAGAGCTTGGTGTTGACGAAGATGATCAAATCATCTCCCGTCAAGGCGGTGTTGTGGTCTAGCTTGCCGTCCTTACCCTTCGGTGCGGCCCACGTCTCCCATCGATACGGCTTGTCGAGGATGTGCGTGTACTTCTTGCCATCGAGCGCAGCCTCGGTGGCTTTATCATGCTCAAGCGAATCGAGATATTTCAGAAAGAGCAGCCAAGACGATTGCTCGGTGTAGTCCAGCTCGCTGGTGCAACCGGCGTCTTTCCAGAGCACGTCGTCGATGTTTTTGAAGGCTTGTTCGAACATTGGGCCGCCTTATTTCTGAGAAATAAAAAACGGGGCACCAATGAATTGGCACCCCGTTCGGCATTCTGGCTCCCCGACCTGGACTCGAACCAGGGACCTGCGGATTAACAGCGCCGACATGCCCTCCATTCGACGAAATATAACGCACTTTTGCACACAATTACACAACAAATTGCGCGCATGTTTTTGGCGTGTTTTCGCTATGAAAAAATGGCCGCGCGTGTGAATTGCAAAGCGCACAGGTGCGCGATGATGACAACCACCAACTTAAAAAGTCAGACCAAAAGAAAAGCCCCAGCACGAATGCTGGGGCCTTTGGTTTTCGCATACTGCTGCCGGTTGGCACGGCCTCTGGTGTATGCGCCCCGCTATACGATCTGACAACGGGCCAGTGCTCGCAACTCCAAACGAATCACCTGGGATACCAGACAGGTAACTCGTGGCACACGACGCGAGCTTAGTCGTGCGCCACCGAAACTACTACGTGAGCAAATCCGCCACTGCCGAAAATGCCGATGGTTGACGAACGCCAAAATCAGCGTACTGATTCAACGTGATGCGCACTTGGCCGGTGCTCGCCAAGGTGTACGGGTCCACCACAACATCGGGTCCGCCAAACAAGCCCAGGCAGGCCATCGACCAATCAGCGCTGAACAACGCGGCAGAACAAATGCCGTTCGATGTTCCTTTGGTCAAGTTGCTTGGTACGTTGTTGCTGAACGCCGCACGATAACCATTAAGGGGGGTGTAACCATCGGCCCGAGGTGCGACATCCGGATCAATGATGAACGCCAGATTCGTACCGCGCTGCACATTTTTTGCACGGTTGCGAACCTTGTGATTTGTGAGATAACCAGCGCGCGTGCCAGGTGCTGCATTGGCCGTGCTGCATGAGCTTTCGAGGTCAGTAAAGTGCGACCAAGCAACGGTAGCGCCGTTAGCGCCGGCAACCACTGCACCAATGCCGGCAGTCGAGCGAATACCGCGCATGTTTGCGCCGGTGCCTACGCCATTGATGATTTGGTCCTCAATCAAAACAGCCGCACCCGCCAGCAAATCATCGGCAATCATTTGCTCAAGTGCAATTGCCGATTGAATCAGCGCCTGCTTTGACGTTTCAACAAATGCGCCGATACGTTTCGGCGAGAGTGTGACTTTTGCCGTGTTGGGTTGCGTTTCGGCTGCGGCCTGAATCTCGGTCAACATCCCCAAGGTTGCCACAGCACTCTTACGCGGCAAATCGACGTTATCACGCAAGTCCGACAATACGGTCATGCCCAGCCCAGCCAAGGCGAGTTCATTGCGCAGCGCATCAACGAACAAATCGCCCATCAATGTCGTTTGCACCAGGTTGCCAGCTTCCGCGGCTGTGCCAACGTTGAAGTCTCGCTTTGCACGGCGGCCCTTGCCCCAAATTTGCGGTGGTACAAAAAAGCCTTCCGGGTCTTTGCCCGAACGTTTCGCCAGGTCGTGAGATAACTCACGCTCATAACCCGCGTGTCGCCAATCGCCGGTCACACTCGCCACTAGCGCGCGACCGAACGAATAACGCTCTAGCTCGGCGGGGTTCAGGTCGATTACGCTGCTGCGCACATCGGTGTGCTTGTTGGTGATCTTGCTCATGACGCGATTTAAAAAGTCTGCCTCAGTGACGCCAGCTTCGACCCACTCGCGCACTTCGTGGGGCTTCACATAGTCACTGTATTGATCGCCCAGCGCATAGAGAGTTTTAACGCGGTGGAGTTCGCCCTTTTCGTCGGCGGGTTTGGTTTGTGTTTGCATGATGTGTGGTTCCTTTTCAAATGGGGTGTGGGATCTATTGATGCCGACAGTTGTGTCGGCGGGGATCGAAACTAACGACGCTTCAAATGGCATCCACGATCTAACGTGATACACATCGACGCCTTGCTCCGTTCCTGTTTTTTCCATTGCGTTGACCTGGTAGCCGATTGAAACCGACCGTAAGCCGCCTTTAATCATCTCCAACGCATCGTCACCAGCGGCAGTATTGAAAAGCCGAATGTCCGCGCGCAGCTTCGCGCCTTCCAGACGTGGGTTTTCAATCATGCCGATAGGCCGATCAGGGTCGTGACTAAACAACAGCGGCAACCCAACTTTTGCGCGTGACAAATCCACGGCTGCGGGGTTGTGGTCGAGAATTTCAAAGCCGAAATGGCGCTCATAAGGCGCTTCACTCGAAAGGCTTGCGGGAAACGTGCGGCCCTTACTTTCGGCGCGCGTTTCGAGGTCAAAGACAGCGCGATATTGATTTTGCATGCTGCTTTCCTTTGGTTGCGTATCAACTCACGCAACAAAAAACGAGGCGTGGGCCAATACGAAATAACACCAGCTCAGAACAGCGACCGGCACTCTTTTTCGTTTGACCGACGCCCCGTCAAGGGAATCAGCATCCGGCCATTGCAAGGTCACACGAGATTTATGCGCGCGATTTTCTCCATTGAGAAATGCCGCAATCCCGAACCCTGAACAGCTCAAACTGTTTTGAATCATACCGAAACCATCCGCGAAAAAAATTACAATCTGTGGCGCGAAATGGCCGCACTCATTTTTTGCATCGTTGTGCAAGTAACCGGCGCGCGTGGCGCTCGCCTACGCCAACATCTGCCGCCGCCTGAGGTACGGACAGCCCGCGCGCCATTGCATCGCCTAGAAGGGCCGTTTTGGTTTGTTTGGGAGCTTTGCCAATCCATACGCGAGTGCCACCAAAGGCCCGTCGAATCTCGCGCTCGATCATGGGTAACTTATCCGCTGAAAATTCCGGCGCAACTTCCGAAATTTTTTTGAGAATCAGTGCAACGCCATCAGTGGGCATTGATCCTCCCAGACGTTGGGCCTTGCGCGCTCAAGAGTGTTTCGTCCCATGCTTCCGCTGATACTGGTGACACCATCGACCAGACAAACTCGCCATCAGACGTTTGTGGGCGACCAAGCGCGCCGGTCTTGTGGTGCGGACAGTAGGTCGATACCGCGCCGGCTTCATAGGTGACAAAATGGCCACGCTCTTGGCAAGCAGTGCAGACCCCCAGCGGGCGGGGAATGACGGGTTTTTCAAGTGTATTCATTCGCTCCCCCGCCTCTATTGGTTACGCCTTGATTGCCGCGCTAGCTCACGATCGAGTTGGCGCAGAAATTCGTTGTCGAATCTTTCGCCCGTCTGCGCTTCCAGAATTTCGGCAATCTCTTTGATGTTCAGCGCATTCGGCAAATCAATGGTTTTCCATATCTTAAGGTTGTGAACCATCGACCCTTGCTTACCCAAGCGACGGCGCGCGCCGTCACCCGCCGTCATTACTACGCTTGCCCCGTTGACGGTTCGCACCCAGGCGTGAGGAATAAATTTTCTCTGTCCTTTAATGTCCACCCATACGCCGCCGGAACCTCGCTTTACGTTCGCACTCGCGACAAATCTGTAAATGTTCAACGGGCGGCCACTTACGGTCACGACAGCCCGCAAGTTTTCGACCGACGCTAACGTGACGTCGAACGCATCGCTAGCTTCCTTGGCTTTTAATTTCGGGTACCTGTCGCGCAATGCCCTGCTTGCATCGGTGCGCCTTCCTTTGGCTGCAACATTTAGAGCACGCTGCGCTGCGACGCGGATACTGCGACGCTCTAGGTCAAGGTCCGCCGCGAGACTAGCAAAATCCGTTTTGAGTTGGATAATCATGCTCTCCCCCAAACCTGCATAACGCCTTGGTTGGTGTTTGTGGTCGGCGCGGTAAACGCGCGCTCGAATGCGGCCATATCAGCCTTCAGCAAATCGTAGCTCGCTTGGAGAAAATTCATTAGCTGCGTGATCTGCATGTCGCTGCGCACGCTCATGTTTCGTTCGGTCGCTTCCAAGGCTAGCAAGGCGTCAGCGGTTGCCGACTGCAACAACACGCGCTTAACCGCGTTGTCATGCAACTCCTGCGCGAGCTGCTGGCCAGTGTCGTCGGTCAGGTAATAGGAAACCGGCGGTGCGTGGTCCTGATTGTCTATTTGTTTTGTCAATTGATACCTCTTAGTTGATAGGTTTAGTTGATAGTTGATTGCTTGCAGCCACTAGCCCTTTATTGCGGTCTTTGGCGCCGCATGGTGAGCTGCTAGGGAGGACCCGTGAAATTTCTAGCCGCCATCGGTTTGCGCCTTTGCCATGCTGTCGACTTCACGCTCTGCGGTCGCTATGCCATCTGCTATCTGGGTGCGTGTCTCGTCGACAGCATCGAGCAATATTTGCAGGCATTTATGCGCATCGGACTCTGCGGCCAATCGGTGATAGATCGCGTATGGCAATTGGTCGATGTGTCGCACGATGATCGCTGCGCAATCGTTGATTGCCCGGATAACGTCATCCGTGCGCACCAGTTCGCCCCGTGCGCGGGCCGCTTTCATTTCCGCTATTTCGGCCTCTGAGCGTGCGCGCCGTGCGTTGTCTATCTGCCGCGCCTCGTATGCCGCATCGAGGAGTGATGAGCTGGGCCGCGTTGTCGTTGATGATCGCGCCTTGGATGCGCCGCGCGGTGAGCTGGTAAGTGCCAAGCGTGCGTCAGACTGTGCGACCATCACACGCCCATCGTCAGTTAGCACAAGTCGACCGGCTTTCGCCCATTGCGACACGCGGGATTTGCTCACGCCCTTAAGGTCCGCATACTCGCCCTTGGTGACGATGTTCGCGTCGTTTGGCGCGTTTGTGTCTTTTTCGTTTGTTTCCATCACTTCACCCCCGCCGCGTGTCGCGGTAGTGAGTGGCGTAATACATTGTCTCCGTCAGACGGTGCGCCTAAGTTGTTTTTTACCCCTGTTTTCGCACCGTCAGACGGTGCTGCTAACGCGATGACCACACCGTCAGACGGTGCTGCACTGCTCCGTCGCACGGTGCGGCTCCGTTTGCTTTGCGCGGTAGTGGCCTCGTTAAACAACAGATACGCGCCCTTGTGGTAATCCTTGGGGCGAAGGTCTAGCCCTGCAAAATCCGAGATAGGAAGCCACGTTACCGCGTACTGATTCGGCCCTGCATTCAATCCGCCGCGCCTGGTCTCGACGATCAGCCCGCGTGCAATCAGTTCGTTACGCGCACGCGACACAACATCGCCGGATTTCCAGCCCTTTGTTTTAAGGTAAGGCATTGTCAGGTGGAGGTGTCCGTTATTGCGCCCGTTGTGCTGTCGCACGATTGCGTGAAGCAATAATGCTTTCGCCGTTGGTGACGCGCCCATTAGCGCCATTGAATCCGCCACACTGTGGGGAATTGCTGCATAGGGACCGTTGACAGCCTCTGTGGGCCTCTTGGAGCGTTTGGACATAGCTTCATGGCCGCATCAATAGTTGCTTTTCGGTCGACGGCGCGCCGATTGCTTGGCCGCAAATTCAACTTGCACCGAAAACACGCTCGGTGCGCAGGGGCGGAATTGCCGAACGATATAGCCGGATTCGTGAAGTTGCGTCAGCGCCCTAGAGATGCTGGTCTCACATAGTGAAGTTGCTTTCGACAGTGTTGGCACACTCAAGGAGCAAACTCCGTTTTCGTCGGCGTACAGTGCCAGCACGTTTATGACGCTCTTTTGTGTTGGACTGAGCTTCAGCCACAGCACAGCATTGATCGCCGAGGTGCTCATTTCGGCACTTTCACTTGCGCCGCATTGATCGCAACACGCACCGCAACATCGCGGACACGTTCAGGGTTCACCAGCATGCGGCCCGCGTGAATGGCGATTGCTTTCGCTTCTGCGAGTGCCGGTCGATTCTGTCTGAGAAACCAGCGCGCGGATTGCTCGCTGGGGAACATCGCGCCCGGTGCGCTCTCTGCATAAAGCGCGGTAAGGGGGAAAAAATCGCCGATGACGGGTGAGACCGTGGGCGGTGCTGCGTTGGCTTGGCTGCGTTTCATAACTACCTCGTCTTGATCTGTTGGTGTCTTGCCGGACACGGGACACATGGCGATGTGTCCTGACGAGGATTACAGCGTTCTAACTCATTTCACGATATGGCAAACCGCGTGAATTTGTAACGCAACTTTCACGCAAGGGCGAGAAACACTTTCGGGGGCCGCGCTTTTCTGGGGTGCAAGCGTTCGTCAACCTCCGCAGGCGTAAGGCCAAGAAGGTTTCCCGCTAGGCGCTTTGTGGCAAGTTTTCGCTGCTTGGCATTGGTTGGGTATTCCATCTTCGGACTGCGTAGGCTTGCAATCCAACAACACGCGGAATCGTAGGCCGCTGCATCTTCCTCCGCACGCTCCAGCCAGTCACTAAAGAACTGCGTTGCCAGGTGCAGCACGACACCAGAAACCCAGACAACCCGCGAATGTCGCAAAGACGGTGACGGCTTTAGTTGCACGTAGGCATTACGTTCAACTACAACGCCCCGCTGCTGTATTTCAGCATGCGCAAGAGCATCGGCGAGAAATTGTCGATGCGCCTTTTTAACTGTTGATCCCATGCGCAAATCATCTTCAATTGTCTGCCCAAGGCCCGTCGCAATGACTTCATCGAAGTATTTACTTGGATTGCGTATAGACTCCAGAAACCAAGCGAGAGCGTTCATCGTCACCTCCGCCATGATCTGCTTTTCGGTAAGTAGCTTTCGATCAAGCCGCTTTGCTAACGCCGCCACGCCTTCAACGCTGAACCTAATCGGCGTGGCGTTCATCACCTCTCCTCGGAGTAACGCCTTCGCAGAGCTCGCCGAATCATTTGCAGCTCGCGCCACTAGCGCGCCCAGGTCGGCAGATACAGGTGCAGGATTGCTCGCTGGTTCGCTCATGTTGGCCTCGCTTCGATTTCAATTGCCCCAATCTTGCCCAGCGCCGCCTGCATCGCCGTCGCCTTGGTCTGTGTTGTCAGGTGCGCATAGCGCCGTGTCATGTCCATTTTGCGGTGTCCTAAAACGTCTGCAATCACATTCAACGGCACGCCCGCCTGGGCGAGATATGACGCACAGCAATGCCTAAGGTCGTGGAATCTAAAATTTTCGATTGCAGCGCGCTCTAGGGCCTTTTCCCACGTCTTTTTGATCGAGCACGGTGTTTGCTGTCGCGTTTGCATCGCACCGAACACAAAGCGCATTTTGTCGCTAGATTCAAAGGGCCGCAACGCGGCCACCACTTGCGGCAACAATACCAGCGTGCGCCGGTCGCCGTTTTTGGTGCGCCCTAGTGATGCCGTCGCGTTTTCGAGGTCCATATCGCACCAGCGCAGCGACAGTAACTCGCCCAAGCGTGCGCCGGTCAACATGGCCGTTAACACCATCGCATACATGCGCGGATACTTTGATTTTTTGCACTCAGCGAGCAAGCGCGTGCGCTCCTCGTCACTTAAAAAGCGCACACGCCCCGATGGTTCCGGCAATCGCCGGATGCCACGGCACGGATGCACCCATGCGCGCGGGGTGATGCGCGCTTGAATCGCCCAGGTGCAAACGCTGCCAAGGTTGGACATAAATTTATTCAGCGTTGCCGGTGACTTCGTTTTCTGTCCGGGCTTGGTCTTAAAAATGCGCTCGCCTTCATGGTCGCGGCCTCGAAACGACAGCGCCGGTAGCTTCGCCAATTCCTCGCGTGCAGCATGCACCAAATCACTGTCGATTTTTTCCAAGGTGAAATCGCCGATCAGGTGTTGCCAGATTTGCAGGCGGTAAGGCAAGGCGGTATCGCGCCCCGCGTATTGCGCCATGTACCGATCAATGATTTCGCGCATGGTCAGTGAATGCGGCCTCTCTGCCATCGAGCGAATGCGCTCGGTGATGCCCGCCGCCGCTTGGGTGAGTGTGCTCATGCTGCACCTCGCGTGTCGGCATATTGCGCGTCTGCGGAGTCGTTTGTGAGCTGCTGGGCGATTGCGGCCATTTCGGCGAGCACTTCGCCCGCGTGCCATGCCTGCGGGTGGCTTGCTGAAAAATCTTGTGAGGCCAACAGTGCGCCCGCCGCTTCCGCCATTGCGTGCAGCGTTGCGGCCCGATTGCAGGCGTGCGTCGCAAATTTTTGGGTGGGATTCGTGTCGCTGGTCGCGGCCCTTGGTGTTTGTTTGGCGCGCTCAAGAATCGGCGCGATGAGCACATTCGCATCAAGCTTTGCGGCAATTTTGGCGCAGCCCTCGCGCACAGCATCAACCTCGATTCGGGCTTGGTCGATGAGACTGGCCGCGAATCCGAGTTGGTCAGAAACCTCGGTGCGCTCGCTTTCGTAGGCACTGCCAAAGGCGTTGGCGAGACATTGCTCCGCCTCGCGCAGCTCTAGATGCGCAGCTAGAACGCCCGATTTTCTGAGTATTCCCGTATCAATGTCGTGGGCGACCTTACGCAGGACTGCGTAGGCCGTATCCGCGTTATCCGCCGCCTCGTGCAAGGCATCGTCGCCTGCGAAGTCGGCATGCGTGCGGATCATCACACTTGCGCCAAAAACTTTCGCTTGGATGCGAATCATCGGTGCAAACGTGGCACTGATTGCCTCTTTCAGGCTTTCGGCGAGTGTTTCAGCATCGGCAAACGCTGAAACGGGGTGCTGCGGTTTTGCTGGTTTCATTTCGATTCTCCTAAGTAGTGCCGGGGACCGGCGGGCTAGATGGAGTACGGAAAAAACACCAAAAAATCAAGATGTTATGGCTCCCCGACCTGGACTCGAACCAGGGACCTGCGGATTAACAGTCCGTCGCTCTACCGGCTGAGCTATCAGGGAATCGATGCGTGTATCAGCAATCGAAGACCGACATTTTAGCGGTTTTTGGGCGTTATGGTCAAACCCCATCAAACGGGGAACTTGAGCCTGCTTTGCCCGTTAGTTCGTTAGCGTTGGGGAGCTGGTGACGAGCGGACCTTTGCTGTTGCAGCCGCTAAGCTATCTGCCAAATATGCCCCGTAAAAGTCGGGCAACATGGTTCCCACGAGTGATTCGCCTATCGGCTGGCCGTCAGCACCAAAAAAGCTGACCACCGGGGCGAACTTGATGCCTCGTACTCGAACAAAATCCGCATGCGTAGTCGATTTGCCGTCAAAGCCACGCAGTACCGCGCTGGACTGTAGATCAATCTGGCGGATGATCGCCTTGGGTGGCACTTCGGCAGCGAGCGGGGTCAGGTGGCTGCGCCGTATGGCTTCACAGTAGGGGCAGCCGGGTAGGCTGTAGAGCACAAGTATTGGCACACCCGCTTTACGCGCGGCGGCGGCGTCGGCTTGTAGATCCGTGGCCTTGGTCAGGGTTGATTCCGCGAACGCCAATGTGCTGACCGCGAAGAGAAAAACGGCAGCCACCCTGCACGAAAGGTTCATAAACCGCCGTACTCCCGCACACAACAACAAGGGTTGCGCGGGGCGTGAGCCTTATGAGCCCTATGAGCCCTATGAGCCCTATGAGCCCTATAAGCCCTAGAAGCCCAATTTGCTCCAAATGGAATCGACACGGAATTAGGCTCCCGCCTCCGCGGGAGCGGGGCCGGGATGTTTGCGAGGAGCAACGATGTCTCCGAGCAGGGTAGTGATCGACACATTTTATTTCGCAATGCCCGCATTACCTTCCACCCCGACGAGCTTGGGCAGATTATTAGGCTCCCGCCTCCGCGGGAGCGGGGCCGGGATGCTTGCGAGGAGCAATGATGTCTCCGAGCAGGGTAGTGATCGACACATT